TCCTTGTAATTTAAAGAAAAAACACTTCTAATTACAAGTTTTTTTTACTTTTTGTCAAGTACTTTTTCTAACAATTGTTACAAAAAAGCTGGACTCCACATTTCTGTGAAGCCCAGCTTTTCTTAACTTAATGACATTGGAATTGTACCGGGCTCATTTTTAATTTGGAAACAATTCGCTCGTTGTTATAATAATCAATGTACTCTTTCAAACAGCGAATGAATGCGTCAAACGTTTGAAAATGTTCGCCGTAAAACATTTCTACTTTTAATCTGCCAAAAAAGTTTTCCATCGCTTCGTTGTCCATACAGTTTCCTTTACGAGACATACTTTGCGTAATATTATGTTTAGCAAGCAAACGTTGATATTCTGCGCGCTGATACTGCCAGCCTTGATCGGAATGAAATATTGGCGTTGCATTGTCGGGTAATTTATGAAACAGACCATGCGGCATATCTCTGATTTTTTGTAAATTAGGACTGAATGAGATGGAATAAGATATAATTTCTCGATTGAACAGATCCAAAACAGGCGACAAATAAACCTTCTTTCCGCATACCTTAAATTCAGTAACATCAGTCGCGAGTTTTTCAAAAGGTTTGTTTGCGTTAAAGTCCCTTTTCAATATGTTATCGACCGTTCCTTGATATGAACGATATTTCCCATTTTCCCTTTGTTTACCTTTTAAACCAAGGCGATTCATCAACTTTAAAACGGTTTTGTGATTTATAGAACGACCTCTGTTGCGCAATACCGTTGTGATTCTGCGGTAGCCGTACCTGCCTTTATGATGGTTAAATATATCTAATATTTCCTGCTTTTCGCTTTTATGTTTATCTTGATGGGTCTGTTTCAGATAGTAATAGAACGTGCTTCGTGCCAAGCCGAATAACTCTAATAAATCTTTTAGCGGATACTTTCGTCTTAATTCAGCGATTAGTAACGTCTTCTCCCGTTTTTTCGCTTTTCCGCAAGAATGAAGGAACTCAATTTTTTATATTCTATCTCCATTCGCAGCCGCTGATTTTCGGCGGCTAAATCTTCTTCCACTTTTTTTATTTGATTTTAGAGTTCTTCCTTTCCCTGTTTCGCCGACGGAACAAGCTTTGTCTCGTCTTTCTTTTATAAAACCCTCGGCTCCCTCCTATAGAAATATGCGTTCCCACTTCTTTAATTATTTGAAATTCCTGTTTTCTAAATGCGGAAAATATTTTCGCATCGTTTCTTTATAGCCTAAGTGATTTTCCCGCATATCTATTATAACAAATATTTTAAATTCTGGCGAGTATGTTTTTTTCTTCCTTCCTGTCTTTCCCATAAAAATATGCACCTCCAAAACTGTCTAACTTTTGGGGTGCATATCAATTTATTCGGTTAATTCTTTTGGGGATTCCCACAGAGAAAGCTGGTCGGCGGCGAGGTCATGTTCTGTTTTGTAAAACCGTTCCGGCATAGGAATATTCCAGGCGCGGTATACGCCTTGCATCATGACGTAAATGTCAAAGTTGCTCTTGCCAAAGGTTTGCGTGATTTCCTGACTTTTAGCAATCAACCGCGCTAACCCATTCGGTGAAACCTCCGGCGTGGTATGTCCCAAACGGCTGCGCATTTCTTCAAAGGCGGTCACATAAGCCGCTGTAAACAGCACGCCCTTACGACCGGTAAGCTTGTTCGCGATCATGTCGCAGCCCTTTTTGGTGATGAGATAACAGGGCATGGATTTGTTTTGCTCGTTGACATAGGAGCTTTCAAGGAAGAAATCGGACGATCCAATTTTGGATTGTCCTCCAACCAGTCCAAAGTTAGTCTCGTTAGCTTTCCTCCATGATGTCAATATCGCTACGAATATCACGGAGCAAATGCACGTGGTTCTTGCCCACCATCTCTGCAACCTCGCGGCTGTCCACGACTTCTACGCCGTTATAATTCGTGATATGGAGTTCACTCATGACCGCGCCCCCTTCTTAAGCTTTTCGCGAAGAAGATAATTTGAAATAGCCCAAAGTATTTCAATAGTTTCCGATGTGTTATGCGCCGCAATGCCGATTAAGCGAAAGCTCAATACGTCATCTTCAGTTAGCGCGTCCATATCATGCTCATCTGTCGACAGGTATGCGTACCAGATAGGGCGGCAGACGTACTCTAACGCCTCGTCTGACAGCTCGTTCAGCATATGCGACAGAGTTTCACGAGTACGGGAAAAGTCATGTTGAATGTTAAATTTTTGATTCATATTCTAAAAATCCTCCTTGTGTTTTCCCCGGAGGTATGATAAAATAGATTTATCAAATACCTTCAGGGTTTGTGTTTAGAGCGTCCATGCTTATCTTGCCGGATAGTGGGCGCTCTTCTTATTTCTTTACGTCAACCGCTAATTTTTTTATACCACGACGAATAGCTTCCATTTGACTTATCTGCTCTTGTTTGCTGTAGGCGTCTAAAATCTGTTTGCCTTCTTCGTCTACACGTACCGTCAATTTATACGGTTTGGGATTATCGGTTGGACGTCCCGTTCTCGGACTCAAGTAATCACCTCACTTTTGACTGTCTTAATTATATTATTTTGACGGTCAAATATCAACCCCTTTTTCAAAAATTCTTGAAAAAATTTTTTAACCGTTGTTTGGGCGTTTTTTTATAAAAATTTTGCGAAAAATTAAAAATATTCCTTGATAGCACGTGCAGTACGTGCTATAATATGATTGTAAGGAGGAGGGAACATGAAAGGCAAAGACCTAGTGAAGCTGCTCCAGAAAAACGGATAGGAACTCAAGCGGATACATGAAAGCCATCATATCATACAAAAGGGAAATAAGATTAAAACAATCCCGGTTCACAACAAAGATGTTCCTATCGGCTTACTAAACGCCATACTGGACAGAACGGGGCTGAAATAAGCCCCGCTCCCCAATCAATTATATTATGATATTATGGGAGGTATATATATGCTGTTTATTTATCCCGCAGTTTTCCACAAAGAGGATAACGTTTATTGGGTTGAATTTCCCGATTTAGAAGGCTGTCAAACTTACGGAGGAACGCTCAACGAAACAATGGCTTACGCTCAGGAAGCCCTTGCCGGGTATCTGTTGACATTATTGGAAGAAAATCTGGAACTCGCTTCACCTTCCGACATATCGGCGCTCTCCTGCGATAACGACAGTTTTATTACGTTGGTTACGTGCGATATTAACCAGTACAAAGATACAAAAGCGGTTAAAAAAACTTTAACCATACCGTCATGGTTAAATGACCGGGCTATTTCTATGGGCGTGAATTTTTCCCAAGTATTGCAAGACGCTCTTTTAGCAAAAATACAAACGTCATAAATAAAATTCTCCAAAAAATTAACCGCCTACTTGGGCGGTTTTCTTATGCTCAAAATAAAGGAGGCTTTATGTTATGCCAGATTTGGATAGGAAGTGATCAAAAAATGGCTATTTTTTATAACGAAGGCGAAACTAAAACCCGCCCCGGCATGTATCAGCGTTATTCTAACGTCGGTTCTTCGCCGACTCCCGGCGCTCAGGACGGTATTTGCACTATTTCTATTCGCGCCAGTTGGGAACCTCTGGGGAGAGTCGTGCGAAACAGTTACGGCGAACGGCGCGACCACCGTATATACGTATCGCATGGGAACGGACGGAAAGAAATCGTCTCTAACGTTGAAATCCGGAGAGACAGACGCGGTTAAAGCCGAGGCGAAGTATCCCGGCGTGTTCGCGCTCGCCCTTTCTGTGCAGCCGAAAGCAGGAAGCGCCACGCAAAAAGAAGTTAACGTCTACGCTGAAAAAGCGTTGGCGGAAACCTTCCCGTTCGACGCTAGCGAAACGGACGAACCTGTTAATTTAGTAAACGCCTGTAAGAAGAGTAAATACGTCAACTTCGCGGCGATCGGCGAAGCGACGGGCGGCGAAGATCCTACTGTGACCAACGCGGACTACTCGAAAGCCTTCGAGGCGTTGGAACCGTTTTTCTACAACTGTATCGCGCTGGACGTGGACGACGACGAAACCCTTTCTAAAACGTTGCTCCTGCAAGCGTATTTGGATCATGCGTACCAGTCCGGCAAGCTCGCCGTCGCCGTCGTGGGCGAATCCAGCGACGTTGATTTCGATACGCGGCTTCAGCACGCTCGCGCCCTTAATGATGAAAAAATAGTCTATCTCGGCGCGGGCTGGCGTACTCTTACGGACGATAAGGACGGCGTGTTCGCAATTTGTCACGCCGCGGGCGTTATCGCGTCCACGCCCGCCAATCAGTCTATTACGTACACCGTCATACGCGGCGCGACTGATTTGCTGGAGACTTTTACCTACGCCCAATATGAAGACGCGATTCAGGCGGGAGCGCTCCTGCCCTCCATGTCGAACGATGGAAGTATCTGGTTTGATTCCGTCGTAAACACGTTGGTTCATCCCTCCAGTACGCAGGACGAGGGCTGGAAAAAAATACGCCGCACGAAAACTCGTTTCGAGTTGTTCGACCGTCTCGACCGCGCTTTACAGCCTAAAGTAGGACGGATTAACTGCGACGCGGACGGTATCGGCGACGTGATTCAAACCGCTACCCGCGTTTTAGACGCGATGATTACCGAGCGCAAACTCTCTCCCGGCGCGGCGTTTCAAGTCGAACGCTACGCGGGAGACAGCGCCTGGTTTACGATTACGGCGGACGATATCGACAGTCTGGAAAAGGTGTATTTGCATTATCAATTCCGGTTTGCGGCGGAATAGGTTAGGAGGTTTTGCATATGTGACGCGTTTTAAACAATATTTTGGACACCCGCGAAATCATGACGGGCAAAGACGGGCGGCTGTTCGTCCAAGCCGGAGACGTCAATATATTTCTCGCCGAAATCAACACTTATAAAGTGACGATGAATGTAAATGTTGCGGAAAAACAGCCGGTCGGCTCTATCTTGGTGCATCGTATCCCGACCGGCGTGACGTTCGATTTATCGTTTACCGAGATGGTTGTGCGCGACGATTTAATCATGAAGCCGCTGCTGGACGCGATTCAAAAAGGCAATCTGCCCGATTTTAATTTCCAAGGC